CGGATAGCCAGAGCAAATGGGAAAGAAGACGTTAGGCGAGACTGATGGATGTAGCAGCAGCAGTAAACGAGTACGGCTTTCCAATAGTTTCGGCTGTGGGGTTGCTCTATATGATTTATTTTATATGGAGCTTTATAACCAACAACATCAAGGCGAAGCTGGCTGACGCCAACGTCACACTGATTACTTTGATTGATCGTATTAGGATGTTAGATAACGACATCATACGGTTACAGCAAAAACTTGATACTGTAATTGAGCTGAGGGAGCAGAAAAATGAACAAGTGGTTAATGATACTTAGTTTGTGCACAGCTCCAGTTCTGGCGACTGATTTTGTATTTAAGTTTAATAGCCCTTCTTTCAATGGTGCTGGTCAGTCAGCCCATTATCTGACGATTGATGAGCAAGAGAGGACTCGCAAAGCTGCGATTCTGGAAGAAATTGAATCAAAGGCAAATGATTTGCTTCGTGAACAAGAAAACACCACGCTTGCCAAATTTGTCAGAAATCTTGAAAGCCGTATTTTCAGTCAGCTTTCGCGCGATTTAGCAGAATCCTTATTCAACTCTGAAACAGGCGGGTCCGGTGGGGTTTTTGACCTTGAGGGAAACTCAATCGCTTTTGTAAATACGGGTACCGAGATAATTTTGACTGTTACTGACACGGACGGCTCAATCACTGAAATACGCATACCAATTGGTAGCTTTGGCATTTGTAGCACAGACGAGTGCGCTTCTTAATTTTATGTTTTATGGTTTTACTTGCCGGATGTGCTAGTGTCGATTCGGCTAGGAAATGTGCTGGTATTAGCCGAGATTACATAGATGATCGAGGCATTAAAGTTAATGATTGTCCCCGTGGACCAAAAATAGAAAGGTCAACGCTCAAAGACCTTCTAAACCTTTCTCCGCCACGGCAAAAGGCTGTCGTATCGGTTTATTCTTTTACAGACCAAACAGGACAAAGGGCTACCTCAGACAGCATGGCTTTGTTTAGCACGGCGGTCACACAAGCTGGCGATGCTTTTCTGATAGATGCGCTACTCGCAGCGGGAAAGGGTAAGTGGTTTTTAGTGGCGGAGCGTGGAAACTTAGACGCTTTGACGAGAGAACGACAACTTATCATTTCCACCCGAAGCAGTTACGATGGAGAAGGGGCAAATAAACTAGAACCTCTGTTGTTCTCTGGTTTGATTATGGCTGGCGGAATTGTTGGCTATGATACAAATCTGCAATCTGGTGGTATTGGAGCAAGATATTTAGGAATAGGGATTAGCAGTCAGTACCGAATTGACGAGGTTACGGTGGCTTTGAGGGCAGTTCTCGTGCAAACTGGGCAGGTATTACTAAATGTGGTAACCAGTAAACAAGTTTATTCGACCAGTACGGGTTTAGACACATTTCGATTCACAGAAAATGGAACAGAGCTATTTGAATTTGAGAGTGGTTTTGCGGCTAATGAAACGCAAACGTATGCAGTTCGCTCTGCTATTGAAGCAGCGGTTTATGCGATAATTATTCAAGGGATTGAAGATGATTTGTGGGATTTTGAACCACACAAAGAGGTTTCTAATGAAGTTCCTGATTAAAAATTGTTTTTTTTATTTTATAGCATTATTTTCAATGGCCTATATGCTTTCGGCGAATGGAGTCGATAATAGCATTTACATAACTCAATCCGGCGGATCATCGGCCCTGACGATGAATATTGACCAGATCGGAAGCTCGAACGTGGTTGGTACTACCGGCGCTAGGGTATCTTTAACAGGCACTACGATGACGGTTGATATAGACCAGATAGGTGACAGCAATGTGATTGCCGCTACGATTGCTCAAGGCAATACTACTTCCTTTACCTTAACAAACACGGGCGATTCCAACACACAAACTCTCGCAGTCGGTGCAACAGGGGACGCTGCGGGTAGTGATTTTGATTTTGCCGCAACCGGAGATTCCAACGCTCTTACGTTCACTCAAGGTGCAGCGGCTACTGCTACAAGCGGCAATACCGATATCGTCATTACTGGAACAAGCAATGACTTGAACATTGTCTCGGAAGTAGTTGGTGCAACTAATAATTGGGACGTAGATGGAGATTCCAACGATATCGACACGACCCAGACCGGAAATGCCAATCATTCGATCACCGCAGACATTACAGGCAACACTAATAATATCGATATTGACCAGACAAGTAATATTGGGCTTACCTCTGGAGTAGTGGACATTATCGGCATTACAACAGGCGGGACCATAGATATTGACCAATGTGCAAGTGGCTGCTGATATTTATACCGTTTGTTGCTCAAGCTCAAGTTGGTGAAATAACGGAGCTTCGGGGCATTGGTGAGGTTGTTCGCCAAGACACAACAAATTCCCTGACCGCTAAACTAGAGCTAGATATTTCTAGTTATGACGATGTTCGTACAGGCAATGGCCGTATGGCAATTGAGTTTTTAGACTCGTCGATTCTAAGGCTCACCGAGCACTCCAAAGTAGTTATTGATAACTACATCTTCGACCCTGATCCTGACAAATCAAGGTTAGCCTTAAATATGGCAAGCGGTACTGCCCGGTTCCTTACAGGTGCGTTGGGTAAAATTAATAAAAAGAATATCTCTATTCGTACTCCTACTGCCTCGATTTTTATTAGAGGCACAGATTTCACCACGACGGTCGATGAGATAGGCCGTAGTTTAATAATCCTCTTGCCCAACGAAGACGGCAGTTCTAGCGGGGAGATAACGGTTGAGACTGCTGCCAGCACAGTTGTTCTAAATCAACCTTTTCAGGCAACGATGACCACCGTGGCAGAATCGGCTCCAACTCGGCCCGTTGTTTTAACAGGATTGACTTTAGGATTCATTGATAATTTATTAATCATTAGTCCAAGAGATGAAATTACTGAAGTAGTGGAGGAACAGTCAGGTACGACTTCAAATATACTCGATGTGGACTTGTTGGAGGAAACCGAACTTGATGATAACGAACTAGAAAATGACGAGCTTCAAGAAGAGATAGGAAGGCTCGATATAGACCTTCTCAATGTAGACTTTCTGACAGATTTATTAGAAATAATAGAAGTATCGGTTACGGAAAAAGGAGAAGCAGAGCAAATAGCCGGTGTTCAGATTGAAGGAATTATTCCTGGCTTTGACCAGCAAAATCAAATCTATACTTTTGTTGAGGGTGAGGTGCTAACGATTTTCCGAAGTGTTGAGAATACTGTAGACCTTGAGCTAGACAAGGAGGGGGCGTACAACATCTCAATCCTCACAGCAGGAAAAGCATTGGATATCACCGTTAATGGAGGAGGAGATAATGCGATTTTTATTAATCATTCTAATTAGTTTTCTTTTAGGGGCGGCAGAAAATTCAATTGAGATCGATACTAAAGGTTCTAATAGTAGTATTTATATTGACCAAATTGGCTCTGGAAACACAGCAAAAGTCTGGTGCGGATTAAGCAATGGAACCTATTCTACGCATAGTTGTTCGAGCGCCACCATTGACATAGATCAGGATGGTACAAGTAATGTTGCGCGCGCATATAGTCAACTAATTTCGCATACGGGAAATGAGTACAAAATAGAACAAACAGGCGATGATAATTTTGGTTACATTGATGCTGACGATGACTCAAACGATATGGATATTGTTTCAAATGGCAACAATAATCATGCAGAAATTTATATGCAGGGCGACAATAACGTCTACTCAATAACACAAACCGGAAATGATAAAGAGGGAGAGGTCCGCGCTTTTGGAGATAGCTCAAATTTCAGCATAAATCAATCAGGAAGCGGAGAGCATTACGCTAAAATTTACGCTAGTAATTCTGCCGACAACAATGACGCAAGTATCGCGCAGACTGGAAGTGGCGATCACTATATGCAGTTGAATTTTTACACGGACGATTATAATGTAACGGCTAGTCAGTCGGGCACCACTAATAAAAGTATCACGGCCACCTATAATTGCGTAACGAATTGTACCAAAACGGTCGTGATTAACCAGTTTGACCAATGAAGTTCCTGCTAAAAACGGTAGCGCTTATTGCAGTTCTTTCACTGCCCTTGCTTTTCCAATCAACTTTTACCGAGATATTAAAACTTAGGACTTTTGATTACTTGGTTGCTAAGCATGAGCAAAGTAACTATTTTGCCGTTCTTAATATCACAGAAGAAGATATTGCGCGCGAGGGCGGCTGGCCGTTGCCCAGAGCACGTTTAGCAGAAATACAAGATAAGTTAATGCAAAGAGGCGCTCTAGGAGTGGGCTGGGTGGTGGCTTTTCCACAACCAGACAGACTCGGCGGCGATGAGGAGTTTGCAAGATTGTTGCAGCGTAGCAATAGCGTGCTCGCAATGTACGAGAACGAAGGTTCTGGATTCCCAGAAACGGTTGGTACTGTCATTATGGGAGATCCGGTTGGCGGTTATTCTGCATCAGGCGTAGTCCAAAACATTGAAGTGCTGCGCAACGCCGCGTCACAAGGAATTGCTTCGGCGCCAGTAGACGTAGACCAGCTGGTTCGTCGTATGCCACTACTGATGAAAACACCAGGCGGCTGGGTTCCGGCATTTGGCACACAAGTTTTGAAGGTTTTGGCCAATGCCGACACTTATATTATCAGGACGAATCAAAATGGCATTGAAGAGATAATCGTCCAAGGATTGCCCCCAGTAGCGACTGATTCATTAGGCCGAAAGTGGATAAGTTGGGTGAATACGCATCAAACGACGCTAACTGAGATGGACGTGCAGGACCGCTTTGTTTTTATCGGTACCGATGCTGCTGGAATCATGCCGCAACTGGCCACGCCGGCTGGATTGCTTGAACCGCACAAGATTCAAGCCGCTTTAGCGGAATCAATACTCATTATTGATAGCCCGAAAATCCCTGATTGGTCTTTAGCGGCGGAATTAACTATTTTTTCGCTCACGGTGGCGCTTGTGTGGGTCTTAGTGACTAAATTAGGTGTTACCCTTGGGGTAGTGTCGTTTTTCGCTATTTTTGCCTCTACGGGCGTATACGGCGCGTATTCCATACAACAAGGGGTGCTTTTAGACGTTACTTGGACCCTGATTTCACAGTTTTTAAGCGCTTCTGGGGCGTTTTACCTTAATTTCCGCACGCAATACCGGCTTAGGCAGCTTATTAAGCAGCAATTTGGTAAGTACCTTGATCCACGCATGGTCAAAAAGTTGCAGGACAACCCTGAATTGTGCCAAGTGAATGGCGCAAGGGTAGATTGCTCTATTATATTTACTGATTTAAGGGGTTTTACGAGCCTTTCTGAGTCTGTTGAACCAGAAGTGGTGACCTACATTATGAACAATGTGCTAGACGCTCAGGTAAGGGCCGTGAATAGGTTCGGCGGGGTCACTGATAAATTTATCGGCGACGCGGGCATGTTTCATTTTAACACCATCATCCCACAACCTGACCATCACGACCTTGCTCTTGCCGCCGCGCTGGAAATAGAGCACAACATTGCTGAGCTTAACGCACGCTTTGCGGAAGAAGGCATACCAGAAATAGCAATTGGCGTGGGAGTAAATAGCGGTATTTGCATCGCTGGAAATTTTGGTGCAACAGACAGGTTTGCTTTTAGTTTAATCGGTGACCCGTGCAATATCGCCGCTCGACTGGAGTCAGCTACCAAAGAAGTTGGCGTTGGAACTCTTATTGGAGATAAAACTGCACAAAATTGTAAATACTTGCTAAAATCGCTGGACCCCATCTACGTCAAGGGGAAAAGCGAACCTTTGAGGATATACACATATGCAGATTAGTCTTTTTCTTGGTTTTTTATTGATTGCCACTGCTGGCGGTAGTTACTTTTATATCAACATGCAGAAAGCACAAATTAGCCAACTTCAAGTAGAGCTCCAGACGGCAGTTAACAACCAAGCCGTGTTGGAAGGAGCGATTGCCCAGCAGAATGAGCAGATGCAGGAGCAGTTAGAGAATCAGCGTCAGAATCAAGTTCTTATATCCGAACTTTCAGAAGCTAACGACTTTGCGCGTCAAGAAGTCAATCAACTTAGAAATACCTTTGCTCGCCACGACTTGAATAACCTGGCTATCGCAAAGCCTGGGCTTATCGAAGGCATCGTGAACAAAGGCACAGCAAGGGTTAACCGGCAATTTGTAGATCTAACCAATCCGAGACAATTCGATGAAACCCCTAGTCCTGAGTAGCATTATCCTGAGTAGCATTACCCTCATTAGTGGTTGCGCAACAACCGTTCCGGTAGTCGCTCCCGTTGAAGTCGTCACGATTACTGTGCCAGCACCCATGTACCACCCGCCTTTACCTGAAGGTTTAACACCAGCAGAAATTGAATGGATTATTTTGAACCCCAGCATTATGCGTGAGTATATTGAAAACTATGATGCAGGAAACGCTCCGGCCGTGGCATATTATGGCCTGACTGCTCAGGCATATGAGAACCTTGCCAATAACCTAGCAGATATTCGTCGGTACATCAGGCAGAACCTGAACATTATCCAGTATTATAGAGAAAACGACCCGACTCGAAAAGAAAAGTCAGAAGACGAAAGTGAATGAATCTGGCTTTATTTCTAAGATAAACAAGAAACTTTCGCCTAAAATTTATAAATGGAAGATCAACGACCCGTATCACGGTGGAGTACCTGATACATACTACTCCGGACCAGGGGCCCTTTGTTTTGTAGAGTATAAGTACAAACCAAAACTACCGAAGAAAGGGGCATCAAAGATTAATTTCGGGCTTTCTTCCCAACAAGAACTTTGGCTCAACTCACAAAAAGACTTCGGGATTCCGGTTTTTGTAGTAGCGGGATGTGAAGATAGACTGGCTTGTTTGCAGGCTAACTTTGGAGAATGTAATACTTTTACTAAAGACGCCTTCCTAGATGAGTCTATACATTTTAATGATTTTATAGAGCTATTAAATAGACATTGCTTAGATGGGCTATTATAGGAACTATTATGGAGCCAGAACAATGCCTGATGAATCAGATGCTGTAGATGAAATATCAATAGTTGATATGGTTAATAACCCTCCGCACTATAACGACGGTGGCCTAGAATGCATCGACGCTATAGAAGCATCTATGGAACCTCTAGCTTTTAAGGGGTACCTAAAAGGAAATGTGTTAAAGTACCTTTGGCGTTACGAAAAAAAGGGTGGCACTCAAGATCTTGAAAAAGCACAGTGGTATCTTGTTAAGCTTTCAGAAATGACTAAAAATGCACCCGAACCTCTTTAGGGATAATAAATGTACGAATACAAATGTGAAGTAACACGGGTAGTTGATGGCGATACCATTGATGTTATTTTGGACCTTGGCTTCAAGATACTGCACAAAGCTAGAGTCCGTCTCTTTGGCATAGACACTCCAGAGTCCCGTACGCGCGATAAAGATGAAAAAGTGCGTGGTAAAATGGCTTCCAAGTTCCTTCAAGAAGCTATTGATTCAGGAAGTGTCGTCACTACCGAGATAACGATCCCACAAGAAAGACCGCACCGAAAGAGGAAGAATAACGATGGCGAAGATGAAAATATCCGAGGAAGGAAAGGCCCTGATTAAGAAATTTGAGGGTTGTGAGTTAGAAAGTTATCGATGCAGCGCTGATGTATCAACAATTGGGTTTGGTCATACCAAAGGCGTGAGCGATGGCGACAGCTGCACGCAAGATGAAGCGGACCAGATGTTGACTGAGGACTTGGAGGAATTTGAAGGTTATGTGGATAAGCTGGTTACATTAGATCTGGAGCAAAATCAATTTGACGCTCTGGTTGCCTGGACATTCAATTTAGGCCCAACCAATTTGAAATCAAGCACGATGTTGCAAGTGCTCAATGAAGGCAAGAAGTCGGAAGTGCCATTTCAAATGAAGCGCTGGAATAAAGCGGGTGGCAAAGTATTGCAAGGACTCGTGCGCCGCCGAGAAGCGGAAGCTTTGCTTTGGGAAGGTAAAGACTGGGAGCAGGTTTAGCCTTTAATTGATGCAAGAGCTTTCACTAAAAGATTTTGATATTTTGTCTCAACAAGACAAAACTGAAGCTGTGGCTCTCTTAAACCGGTACGACCAGATAGAATTGCAAGACAAGTGCCAAGGCGACTTTATCAGCTATGTTAAGCACTTGTGGCC